ACCCATAAGGTTATTAGCACCTTGTAAAGTATATTCACTTTCTCCTATAGCTAAAAATCTATAGTTTTTTTCACTAGTGGTAGGTATAGTAGGTGTAGTAGGTGTGGGTAAATTACTATTTTCTAAGATATTAAAGTCTACCCATAAAACTTTACTAGTTCCACTAATATTATTGTAGATAAATTTAACTGTGCCATTTATAGGATAAAATACATTAAAAAATTTATGTTCACCATATTCTTTAGTGCGCACACTTTCAAATAATTTATCATTGCCTACTTGCAAATCCCAGTTATCTTCAAATCTCCAACTAGATTGAGAATATGTTATACCTGTTATTTGGCCATTTCCTTTAAATTCTATTACATGTTGTCCTTTTACTGCAGGAATCTCTAGCATTTTTCCATAAATTTTCTGCGTGCCTGATATACCTAAATTTCCACTTAAATTATCTAACTTTACACCTAAAGCATTTAATGCATTTATTAAATCATTATAATCTACACCTTGTATTTTATCTTTGATTTCTGATAATAATCTTTCCATATCTTTGGTAGAAAAATTTATATTGCCTATGTCAACTTTCACACCATTTTGTAAATAATCTTTAATAAGATTTGATAGTTCATCAAAGTTGACTACATAGGAAGGTAATCCCATATTATTGCCACCTCCTATACATAATCTATTATTTCTAATTTACCATGACTATCTTTAATTAATTGTATTGTTCTATTTGTATTATTGGGGTATGTTGTTTTAATTTTATATACTTTACCTTCTGCATTTCTAATTAGTTCTTCTTGCCATTGCATATCTGTTCCATTTGCATATATAAATTTATATGCTTTATTATTGCTATCTCTAATTATTCTACACGGGTATTCAATTAACTCCCCAGTATATTTGGAATCTTCATTTATATTTATCTGATTTTTGAAATTTCTTTTTCTTAATTCTTGATCTAAAATGTAGACTACTGGTTCTCTAAAATTTTTATATCCCATATGTGCCATTCTAATCACCTACTATTGTTTTAATCTTCCACTTCCTATTTGGGTACATTGCTCATATACTTTTCTTTTATCTCTCATACCTTGTAATTGCAATGTATCCACATATGTGTCCGCATTTATTTCTGTATTTATTCCAACAATTAAATACCAGCCATTACCTCTTTCATTATTTATTAATTTAACTACTTGTCCTAAATCAATGTTAGGTATTCCAGCTACTGGTACTACATTTAAAGCAGTACTCTCTCTCCACATATCTAAAAATTTATGTCCTGCTACCTGTTGTTTTAATAATGAACTACTAGCTAATGGATTATCAATTATGTCTACCCATCTTTCGCCATTTAAATAACTAGTCATAGCTTTAGATTCAAAAATAGAATATTTATCATTACAACAAATTTTTAATATATTTCTCATTAAACTAGAATCTCTACTAGCAGTTTCACTAGATAAATTAGTATCAACAGATAAAACATAATCATGGTGATTAACATCATGATTTGATTCATTATAAGTAGGATATTGTTCTTCTAATACTATAGTACCGTTTTTGTTTGCCCTTATTCTAGCATACATAGTTTCTACCAAGTTACCAATTATATCATTATACATAGTACCTATTTCACATTCTAATTTAGGTACAGTATAATTAATTCCTCCGTTTCTATAAAAACTACATTTTGCATCGGATACAACAGTAGAAATTATATCTACTGCAGTTCTATTATAAAATTTTAATTCCTTGTCACATAAATTTAACATTCTATAATACATATCATGGCAAGTCATTTCTATTGTTTTATCAAGTGTATTATAATCATATTTTTTAATTACACCTGTAAATTGAAGTATATCCTCTATATAAATTTTTATCTGTGCAAAATTATCTATTATACCTTGTGTTCCTCCCGCAAAAATAGCAGTGGGTAGATTCTCATATTGTGCTGTAATCGTAGCTTCAGCAGTAGGTGTAGTTAAAGTTCTATTTATTTTCACCGACACTAAGCAATGTTCTAATGTTATTTTATTAGCATCACCATCTTCAAAGGCTTGATATCCATTTTTTTTATAAAATTCTACTTTACATTTTGCCATTATCTTTCACCCATCCACTAGCTTCATGATTACATAAAAGCTCTAAATTTATATAATATATATCACCTTCGATAGGAGTATCTATCTCAAACTTATTTTGTAAATATCCTTTATATTGAATTCCAAATTCATCCACAAATATGAATCTACCTGAATAATTTTTTCTAAAGTTTAAAAACTTAGTTATATTACTTTGTGTCTCCTCATCATTTTCTCCTTTTATATTAAAAGCAACTGTAAATTCAATAATGCAATCACTTTTAATATTTTTTTCAAAGTATGTGTATCCTTGTACTGTTCTAATACCCTTACGAAAATAAGCAGGACGAGGTGGCTTATAATTAGTTATTATGCCACCTGTATTTTTTCCATCTTCATAAAGTAAATCTACTTTAAAATCTTTCATTCTATTTAAGTCCATACAAGCCACCTCCTAATCTCTTAATACATCATTCATAAATAATCCTGTCATAACATTTTTCATAGAACTTTCTGTCATTTGCTTAAATTCATTAGCTAACTTATTAGCCCCTTCTTTATTTGCATTTGGTATAGTTACATACATTTTTATATCCTGTGTAAGGCCCATACTTTTACTCATGTTATTAAGTCCATGTGGAGATAAATAAGTACCACCATAAGCTCCACTAAGCGCCATATTATTTAATCCATTAAAATTTGGCTTTACATTTCCTAATCCTTTGATCTTATCAGCCATACCTTTAATTTTAGTATCTACAGCACTTTGTTGGTTATCTATACCCTGTATGAGACCTTCTCCAAGGGATTTACCATAATTGGAAAATACACGTGACGGGGAATTTATCCCTAAAAAGCTTTTGAATCCATCTGCTATTTTACTTGCTAAGTTTCCTATTACTGATCCTACATGTCCAAACATAGATTTTATACCATTTATAAGACCTTGAACTATATTTTTACCTATGTTGAAAAGTGCTCCTGCTAGATTACCTAATCCTTTGAATATATTAATCCAACCTTGTACAATTGCATGTAGTATATTTCCGACACCTCTAAATATTGCTATACATCCATTTATTATGTTCTGTACCATTCCACCTACCCATTGGAGTACTTTAATGAATCCTTGAAATGCATGAATAGCTCCTTGTATAATTGAATTTATAATTCTACCTATTCCTTTAAATATATTTCCTATGAACTTTCCAAACTGAGTTGCATATTTTTTTAAAGTATCCCAATGTTTAATTACTTCATATACTATAAGTCCTATTGCTGCAATAGCAACTAAAATTAGAAGCGTTTTTGAAGTTATTATAGTCTTTAATACTCCAAATATTCCTCCTGCTTTCTTTAATTTATTAAATATACCTATCACATTATTTATAGTACCTACTAATTTGCTAAGTACCGTAAATGTTTTAGCAACTCCAGCTATTGACACAATCATCACTGCAATAGCATTTTTTACAGGATTAGGTAATTTATTAAATGAATTCATTAATTCTACTGCTTTATTAGCTAACTTTGTAAATATTGGAATTAATTTATTATTCAAAATAGGCACTAACTGATTATTAAATATCGGTATTAACTGTTTTACTATAGATGCTTGTAATTGTGCAAAAGAATCTTGTACCTTTTTTATGGAAGCTTGTATGTCTTTTTCAATTTTTCCATAATTGACCTTTGCAATATTAGCAGGACCCTTTTTTGGGTTCTTACTCTTTGCTTCTTCAGCAAGAGTATTTTTCATACCAGTTTTTAGAAGATTTTGTGCTGCAGCACTGGGTTTCTCCATGGACTTTCCTATTTTACTTAAAGTTTCTGCTTCCTTGGTTAATGCTTCTTGTAACTTTTCAATTTTAGTTTTTTCTTCCTCAACTTTATGCACAAATATTTCTAAATCTTTTCCAGCTCCATTAAGTGCTGTTTTAAACCTACTAGTATCTAATGTTAAATGAGCAACTGCCTCTCCTACATTTACTGCCATCTTTTTCTCACCTCCCATCTTTGGGAATAAAAAGCTTTCTAACTTCATTTAAATAATAATCCAAATTTTTTATGCCTTTAATTTCTTATCTTCCATATTCTTTATATTTATTATTTAGTTTTAAATTTATATAATATAGTTTTAATATTTATTTATGTTTAAAAAACAAAAGGCTAAAAGCTAACTTTTATTACTAGCATTTAACCACTGAATAACATCTTCGTTATTAGTTTTATTTGTTCTATCTCCATCTATAAACTTAGGCTCTCTAGCATCTTCTTTACTAATCTCATTTAATATATAGACGCATGCCTCATCAAAGCAAAAGGCTTCATAATCATTAGTCAATCCTATAATTTCACTGGGCCTTTGTCTATATTGTTTACTTATTGATATTACACTCAGTATTCTCTGACTCTTCACGAAAGGAGTCTAATTCACTAACACCTTCCTGTGTATAATTAAATAATGATACTATTTGCTCATCTGTAAGCTCTAATCCTACACTTTTTAAATCTTCTATAGAAGGTTCTACAAGTGCATTTTCAGCCATAATATACATAACATCTGTCATTTGTGCTAAATCAACATTCTCTTTTAAACTCTGTTTACCATAAAATAATTCCTCTGCTGCACTTAATAACTTGTTAGGTACTACTCCTTTTCTTACCAAATTTAAAAGAGATACTCTTTTAACTTTAGCATTAAAAGGTATCCCTTGGCTAAATTGTGGCAACTGGATTACTTCACCTTGAGCTACTTTCTTTAAATCTTCTATATTAGTTACTTTTAAATCCATTTATATACCCTCACTATCTAATTTTTATTGTTTTAAACTCTGTGGATAATGCTGTGGTTTTACCACTTCCATCTAATTTATTTATTTCTTTAGCTTCAGCAATATAAACTGTATCTATCACTAAAGAATCAGGTACAAATGTTACTATTTTCTTAGTATCATCTATAGTTACATTTCCATTCACTCTAGAATTATCAGATTTTCTTTTTATAATAAAGTTTTCTAAGTTAACATCATCTTGATTAATTTGGTTTGAAAAATTCCACACTACTCTATTAGTTATACTTACTCCTACATCTGGATTGTTATTTTCTACTTTTCCACCTTCTACTCCTATATCTTCAATTGGAGTAGACTCTCCTGGTTTTTCTGTATTATTATTTTCTTCTAAGCTATTTAAGAATTCTATTTCTACAGGCCTTTCGTTTCTAAATGGTATGCTTTCAGCTTCATATGAAGATACTAAAAACTTTCCATCTTGAATTTTATATTTAGCTGGCTTACCTTTACAATGCTTATACACGAATTTAACATATCCTGTAGTTCTAGAATAATCTTTTTCCTCTGTGAATATTTCCATTGTGAACGGATGCCTTTCTACTGCTATACCTACTTCTGTTCCACAATATTTATTATCTTGTATAGTTCCTCCATCTATTAAAGCCATAGTTTCTATATTGAATAGATTGTCTTTCATTTTTAACTTGTAACCTATAACAATATCATCTGTTTCATTTATTCCATAAATTTTATTTTTAATCCTTAATATATCTCTTTTTCCCTTACTGTTTATAGGCTCTATATCTATTTCATTACTTGTTTCTATTGTATGTTTTGTATTTGTCACCTCATCAATAAAATTAACTTTCACAACATTAACTAAAGTTTTTCCATTTGTCATTAAATTACCTCCTTAAACTTTTAAATTGTTGGTATTCTATGCTTGTGGTATAAGCTTGTACATCATAATCTATAATGCTTGGTGTTTCATTCCCTGTAGGTCTAAGATCTCCTATTTTTTTTAAAGCTTCTTTTAAATTTTCTACATAAAATTCCATAGTAGAATATTGATCCATAGGATTATAGACTATAATATCAAATAGTTTATACCCGGATATATTTCCAACTAAAGCATGAACACCATTTTCTTTTATAACTACATAATTTTCTGTACATTTGTTTCTCTTTTGTCCAGGAGCATACACATCATATCCTAATTTTTTTAAATATAAATATACTTTTTGCCATAAAGTCTCAGGTACAGTATTATTTATTATATCTTGCTGTATACAATCTCCTGGAACTTTGTAATTAAATTCAGACATTTACATCACTTCCCAAATAAATTACTCATCCCCTTAAGTATCTGTGGGCTTAACTTATCTATAGTTGGTTTTAATATTGCATATTTTTTATCATTACATAATTCTAAAAATGGATAGCATTCCATATTTCCAGAAACATAAAAATTGCATTTATCACCTTCCCACTGTTTTCCACCTTTAATTGTTTCAGTATCCATACCTGATTGATCCTTCCATGGTGCATTTTTCTTAGCATACTCTTCCATATTTTTCGCAGCAATATCTGCATACATGCCTATGGATGTTTTAGATTGCATTTGAAATTCTGATAAGCCATCAATAACATCATCTATATTTACTTCTAATTCACTCATGTCATCACACCTTATTTAATATCATATCAAACACTAGGTTTTGAATATTTCCTGTGTCAACTATTTCATACTTAGTTCCATCTAATATAAAATAATCATCTTTTTGTATTTTAGAGCTTACATCATTATAAGTAATTAATAATTTGTCATTATATAAATTATTAAATTCCAGACCTTCCATAGAAGTTGTAATTATATTACTATTATTTCTATAATAATATCCTTTTATAGTGCATACATACACTTCATCTAGTTTTTCATCAAAAGCATTTTTACCTATTCTTAATATTTTTATTCCTCTTAATAGGCCTTTTTTTTCTAGTTGTTCATATATATTTTTGCTTATTTTTCCTCTATTCATATTAGCCATTAATGTGCATCAACTCTTTCCACAGAAATTTGATTCTTTAGACTCTTCTGTTCTTCTTTGAAATGTTCTGCTAGAGTTAACCAGTAAGCTCTATTACTTTGTAATTTTACACCTGCAACTTCTATACCATCATCTGCAATTGCCTTAAGAATACACCCTTTATAGCTTGCTTTTTCTACATCATTATTGTTGATTTCTAGTAGCAATTCTAGCTCTTTATCCTCAAAATAAGGATACTGTTTTTCTTGTAAATTAAATTTCAAAATCTCTAAAGGTGTTCTCACTTCTTTCACCTTCCTCAGTTAAATTTTATTTCTCTAAGGTTACGAATTTTTCTGGAAATATCTTTAACAATAGTTTAATCATTTATTTAGCCAACTTATTACATAACCTTAAATCATCCTAATTATGATAAATTATTGAATATAGCTCACCCCCTATGTTTACTATACAACCTTTAAGTTTTCTTGAAATAAATAAGCATTAGATTTTATAAAAGACTTAATTTATAACTTTACTTCTGAGAAGTTATAATCATTAAAATTTATTTTGCAAATCTAATGCATTATTTAAGGGTAATAAAATTTTTAGTCCAAATTATTTAGTTTTTTAACTTATTCTTAAAAGCTGTAGATTTTAATTTGGTTTCATAATATTCACTTATTTTTCAAATGAATACTTTGCAGTTGTCTTATACAATAAAACCTCTGCTATTTTTATAATACTATTATATTTCATTTAAATACTTTATTTATCCCAACTTTGTCTCATTGTTGTCCCAAAATATTTTTATCCGATGACTACCCGCTCTAATACTCCCATCTTTTTCGAAGTGGGAGTAAAGAGCGGTTACGTCCCTGGATAACGATTTCTAAGCTTTAGAGGTAGTAAAAACTCCCTCTGAAGCCAAGAACTCTGTTTATATTATAAGGTTATTCAATTGTGCTACATGTTCTACTAATTCATTCTTTTTTCTATAAGCTGTACTCCTTGCTCTTCCAAACATTTCTACAGCTATCCAATCTACACTTTTATTTTCTCCATACTTAAACTCTATAAATTTTTTATTCTCTCCATTTAATGATGAAAGATTATCTTCCATTACGGATATTTCTTCCTCTATTTCTCTTATCTTATATTCTACTTTTCCTTTTTTCTTAATCTTTTCTCCTAGCTCTATTTCTAATCTTTCTATTTGCCTTACTAGCTCCCTCTCCGCATAGCTTGTTCCATTACTAGAGGTTTGTACTATTTCATCATATGTTCTACTTCTAGATTCTTCTTCTAATGTTACATTATTATTTTTAATTTTATCCATTATAATTTCTATTCTATTAGAAAGATGCTTGACTCTATTTTTTAGTTTATCTAATTCTTTTTTACTTCTAAAATACCTATATAATCTTTCTTCTGTTTTTATATATAATTTTTTATCTAACATATCTAGCCTCCTATAATAATTCTTTATTATTATATTTCCCATAACTATAATGCTACTTTTTCATATCTTTAAAGATTTTTAGAAATACCTTTTCATTTAGACTTTATATACTTTGTTACACTTCTTTATTATTTTTGTTTAGCTCATATATCATTATTTCTTTTCTCATAATATCTAAAGCTTTTTGCAAGTCTTTTATTGTAAAATAATGATTAACCACTTCATCCGTCCATCTATTTTTTCCAACACCTAAAATTTCTAATTTCTCTTGATATTTGTCTAATAAATTCATATTTTCCTTTAATAATTCCTCATAATCTATGCTTTTCTTTACATACTCTTTTAATAAAATTTTCAGTACTTTATTTTCTTCTTTAAATGAATCTATCTCCTCAAAAACTTTACTTTCTATTTCTTTAACTAATACAGTTGACATCTTATCCCTCCATCATACTTAATTTTCTATTATATTATTCAGGACAATCAATATTCTTACTTTAATAATTCTTTTAATATTTCTGTTTTCTCTTTAGCCTTTTCTTCTCTTATATTTTTACCATCATTTAAAATAGGAGTGCACATTTCTAAAATTCTATAGTATGTCCTTTTTTCATATCTATTTTTAAGCTCCATAAGAGATAAATTTGTTGTAATTATAAGTGGTAATTCATTTCTATATCTACTATCTAAAATATTATAGATTTTAGTTCTAGTCCATTCTGTATCCTGTTCTGTCCCTAAATCATCTATTATCAATAGATCTGCATTATCTAATCCTCTTAATACATCTTCTTCTACTTCTTTCCCCCATTTTTTATATGTGTCTTTAATTCTATTTAATAAGCTATCTGCATTTACACATATAACTGGTAACATTTTTTCTATAAGAAAATTTGCTATACATGCCACAGTATAGGTTTTACCATTTCCTGGGGAACCATATAATAAAAGTCCTACAGATTCTTTTTTCATGTTTTCAAATTTTTTAGTATATTTATTAGCTATTTTATACATTTTGTCATTACCTTTGGTAAAATTCCAATTTTCAAATTTACTATTTCTAAATTTTTCATCTATTGAACTATTTTTAATAATCCTTTTTAATCTTAATTGCTTTTCTTTATTTATTTCTTCTTTTTCTTTTGCTATTAGAGCTTCCCTCTTACATTTGCACATTACAGGACCTTTTATACACCTATTTAACCCTGGAATATAAGTAATCTTTTCAATAGCTTCTCCACATATAGAACATATTTCAACTCTTTCATTTTTATCATCAATATTATAATCCAATTCCCTGCTTTTTAAGGTCTTCTCCAAAGCTTCTCCTACTTGTTTCATATACCTCGCCTTCTCTCCATTTCTTACTTATCTCGTTTTTCTTTACATCCTGTGGTAATTTATATCCCTTATTTATCCAGCTTTCCAAAATTGACATTGTATATTTAAAGCCTTTTATTTTGCCCTGTTCCTGTTCTCTTTTTTTTGTAATATTTAATGCATATATTAATAAATCAGTATAATCTTCTTTAGCCATAACTTTTAATACTTGATTTAAATAAGTAGCACTTATTTGCCTATAAAAAGTATTAAAATATGCTTCATTGATTTTATCTAAATTTTTTCTTATATCACTCTTTCTATCTTCTTTTATATCTATATCTTCTATATCTATATCTTCTATATCTATATCTCTGCCGTTACTTAGCGTTTCATGTAACATTACACTTTTTTTATTTTCATTACTTTTGAAACTTCCCCCTTTAGCTTCTTCCAATAGTTCTTTTTTCTTAGCTCTATGTTTAGCTACCCTTTGTCTTGTTTGTTGTCTAACTTTCTCCATACCTTCTATGTTTTGATGTTTGGACCAGTTAGTTATTTTTATTAATTTATTTTCTTGTATTTGTATCATGCCAAACTCTCTAAGTACTTTTAATGCGAATCTTAAACTATTTAATGGTCTATTAAAAATTGTGCTTAACATTTCTTCTGTATATGGAACATCATCATTTAGAAAAATATATCCATTTGCATTTGTTTTACCTGCTTGAACTAAAAGCCTTATCCAAATATAATGAACAGTATCTCTTTCTGGCATAGCATCTATTAATTTTATTTTTTCGTCATCAAACATATTAGTTGTTATCTTTATCCACTTAACTTCTGCCAACATATCACCACTTTCTTTTTTATCCATAGTATACAAAATAAAATATTTCCATATATAAATTAACCCGTAATTTATATAGTTTTTTATACTTGTCCAATAATTATTTATTTACTATGTTTACCACCACTTCCATAATTCTTGATCAATTAATTCATTTGGTGTAATTTTTAATGTTTTGCATAGATTACAAATAACCTTTAGCCCTGGATTTTCATATTTACCTTCTTCTAACTCTGTAATATAACTTCTAGCTATTTTACTTTTACAACTCAATTTTGAAATAGATAAGTTTCTCATGTTTCTATATTCTTTTGTTTTTATTACTGCCACTTGAGGACTCCTCCTTAGGATTTATTCCTCTCAATATTAAACTATAAATTTTCAAGTATTCTTAAAGTTTACTATTTCTTTTAAAAAAAAGTTCATCTATAGTAGTATTAAAAAAATCCGATATAATTTTGGCCTCATTTAAAGTAAAAGGTTTTTTGCCATTTTCCTTAAAGTTATAAGTATTTAGAGCTACTCCTATTAGTCTTGCTATATCCTCTTGTTTTGCACCCTTTAAGCATCTATAAGCTTTTAGTTTTTTTGCTGTTACCATAAAGCTCACCCCCTTAATAGCTATTTTTAAGTAAACTATAAGAATACTATCTATATTTCTATTATAATCAACATTTAGAATACTTTCAACGATATTTTATTATTTTTTTCAAAAAATATTCTTATAGTTTACATTAGTTTTAAAAAGTCAACATATGGTTTATAATATAGTATAAATAAAGGGGTGAAAAAGTTGGCAGAAATAAAAGATAGGTTGAAATGTGAAAGATTAAGAAAAGATTTAAATCAAACTGAATTGGCAAAACTTCTAAATGTATCAAAACAAACAGTTTCTAATTGGGAAAATGGTAACAGGATTCCCGATACTCTTACCTTATCTAAATTAGCTGACTTCTTTAATTGCTCCGTAGATTATATTTTAGGAAGATCTGAAAATAGAAATGGTATAATTTCTAAAGCTAATATAGATGGAAATAATTATGAATTTGAATTAGATAAGAACATATTTCCAAATGGTATAACCAGAGAACAAATGATAAATTATATTAAAGAGCTAGAGGAAAGAAATAAAGAGTTAGAAAAAGAAGCTGATTTATCTAGAAAATTAAAAGAAGCTGGCTTTAATTTCAATCCAAATAAATAAAATACATTAAAAATTAATTATCTGATATTAAAATGCAGATATGTAAAGCTAACAATCATATATGTTTGTTAGCTTTTTATTTTGTCTAAAAAAGTAAATACTTGTCCTTAAATTCTGTATACAGACAATTACATTTTCAAAATAAATATGTAATAATTTTCACATAAAGTAATTTAATTATAAAAACTTGCAAATTTTATTAAAACATATTAAAATATACTTGAACACATGTTCGATTTAGGAAAGGGGTCTTAATTTATGTTTAATTTTAGTGGGGTATTAAGTATAAAAAAAGATGGGGAAATAATATATGAGAAAAAAGATACCTTTACACTGAATAAAGAAAAAACTTCTTATGAAAAATTCACTGAAGATAAAATAAAATTAATGCAGGAAGTTAATGTATAATGTAAAAATATATAACTATTATACTCATAGATTCAACAAAAACATTTTTCTATAAAACATTAATAATTTCTAAACAGTTAATTGATATATTAAAATAGCATCCTAGGCATAACAATAGATCTATCTATAAGATTATAGTAAAAATTAGCAAAACCTATTAAATAAATGTTATTTTATTTTGATAATTATACTAACATAAAACAAAAGACCTTGGAAAACTAATCCAAAGTCTTTAAACATGTTTATATTGGTGCCGAAGGCGGGAGTCGAACCCGCACGAAGTTACCCTCGACGGATTTTGAATCCGTTGCGTCTGCCAATTCCACCACTCCGGCAAGAATGATTTAACGTTATAATAATAACATATTATAACCTTTTAGTCAACAAATCAATTAATTTTTATTAATTCATTGCTCCTAATATACAACTATTTAATTATAAATACTCTATAAATGTATAATATATTATTCATAAATTCAAAAGAGATTAGACATATATAAATATATCTAATCTCTTAAGCTGTTTTAATTAACAAGATTTATATTTTAATTTAATTAACTCAATTACTATTTTAAGCTATTTTCGTATGCTTCTACCATTTTCTTTGTCATTCCGCCACCAACATAGCCATTTTGTCTTGCTGTTAAGTTTCCTTTATCAACAGTATCGTAGTTTGATAAACCTACTTCGTTAGCAACTTCCATTTTTAAATTTTTTAATCCTTGTTTAGCTTCTGGTACTACTAATTGATTTGAACTTCTGTTTGCCATTTTAATCGTCCTCCTTTTATCTTTAAAAATATTACAAACTTAATTAAGTTTGTAATATAAGTTTGTGTTATTTTTTTGATATTACTCTAGTGAATTAAATGAATTTCTTGTATTATTTTCTTCAAAATCATATATTTTCAAAATATCCTTTAATTTTTATAGTTTAAATTAATTTATTTATATTTATTCTATAGGTTCTCCTTTAAAATTCTCATATTTAGAAGGTGCCTTTTTTTCTCTATTATCTGCATCATATTGTGGTCTATGCCCATCTAATTCTTTTGATTTTTTATGTTTTTCTCCTTTATAGCTATTAGAATACACTTTAATCCTCTCCTTTCTCTTATAGTTTTTTATTTTAAATTCTTTTTATTCATATTTTCAATCTAAGGGAAAATACATATCATTTTAAAGCGATTCTTTTATATTTATTTAAATAATTACAAATTTATTTATGATTTAATTCTTTATAAATCAGCTATGAACATAAAATATGAGTGTACTATAAATAGTGCACCCATAGTAATCCTTATATTTATTTTAATAAAACCATATTTTTTATTATTCTATTCAGTTAATTTTATGACACCTTTAGATGAATGTTTTTTCATTTCATCTGCCTGTATTTTTTCTGGTTTTTCACTTTTTTTCATTCTTTTTGCTTCTTTTTTATCTTCTCTGTGCATAACTTAATACACTCCTTTCTAATTATAGAATGTACAAATTAGGTTTTTATATGCTTTTATTTTTTTATGTTTTCCTTTATTATAGTTGTACTAGAAATTAAATCATGCATAAAATTTGATCCTCTAGAAATCAAAAATCCTGTAAAAATTATTCCTAAATAAGGCACATTAACATTTATATCTAATGTCTTTAGAAAGTCCATTCC